ACATACATGATAGGGGAATGCTCAAGGTGTGGAGAGCTATACAAGGTAATATTAAAGTGATATGGTGGCGAGATAGGTAAATCCCCGATGAGGTGAACGGGATAGATACTAGTTAGCGAGAAGGGCGGAGCTTTCACCTGAATTAAGGTGAGTTTGAAACAAAGCGTGTGAAGCCTGATTGCCCCTACTAGCCTCATGGGGTGCCTAATCAACCATAGCTAATAAAGCGGAGACGTGGAGTAGAGCAGTGGTCAGCTCGCCAGCCTCATAAGCTGGAGGTCGTGGGTTCGAGTCCCACCTCCGCTACCAAATCCCTAGCCATAACTAATAAGCGTGCGAAGGGTAATGAGATAGGTGCCGAGGTTGAGTGAATGTGTTAGGGAACTCAAGTTAAGGGCGAAAGTGGGCAACCGTTAGTAGATTGGGAGGATGCTAGATGGATGGCTAGACACATAGTCATCGTGAACTAGCAAGTAGGCACAAATCTCTATTCCCAGTTAATAAAGACCTTCGAGGGTCAGGTGACACGGCACCTGGACTTGTTGGAGTATATGCAAGGCTTTTACGGTTGAGCCTTATCAACCGTACTTAAAACAGTTGAACTAATAGGTAAAGTTATGGTGGCGGAATAGGTAGACGCTACTATCGGTCAAGGTGTGGCAGAGGCTTATGGCCTTAATCCCGTCTAGTGGTTGGTGCACCAATTCAGCTAGAGAAACAGTTAGTCCATCTAGGGTGACAGAAATTCAAATCCCTAGCCATAGCTTAGGGTGCTGCGAATATGGCGAATAAGCAGCGTCAGTTTGAAGTACAGAGAGTGGTAGTTGCTGAGAAGTCCATCTCTTAACCGAATTATCGGGCCGATACGGTAACACCCTAGCCATAGCTCATTCACCAATGGCGGAAAGAGTTGGGCTGTCGTTATGCGTCAGCCTAATCAACCGTACTTAGAACAATGAAATTAACGCAAAAGCAACAAACATTCACAAGACATATATTTGAGGGAAAGAATCAGAGTGACGCCTATAAGAATGCGGGATATGCAGTCGCCAAGCAGACAGCAAATACCATAGCTGCCAATGCCTCAAGGTTAGCAAATAATGTTAATGTTAAGGCCCTAATAGAACAGATGAATCAAGAGGCCGAAGATGAGTCCCTAGCTAAGGTGCTGGAACGTAGGCAGCGATTAACAACCTTTATCAGAGAAGATAACTACAACAAGTTTGGTATCAACAGGCAGGGTAATATCCAGGCCATAGCTGAATTAAACAAGATGGAGAAGGTATATGAGGAGAAGGGTTCAGTAGTAGATAACAGAACAATCAATGTAATCGTTAATTCAGAGGACGGCAAGGAGATCATAAACAGACTCGCTAGTGGAGAGCGAACAGAAAAGAAGTAACAATGGATATACAAGTAACCAGAGTCTTCGATGAGAATGCTGAGGCGTGGCTAGGTAGTAAGAGGAGGGCATTAAACGAAGGCGGGACGGCATCAAGCAAGACATACTCAATCCTACAGCTTCTAAGTTTAATAGCCCAGCACGCTAAATCCAAATTACAGATATCAGTAGTAAGTGAGTCCCTACCCCATCTCAAGAGAGGTGCGATAAGGGACTTCTTTAATATACTAGGGGAATCTACTAGCGTTAGTCAGTACAACAAGACAGAGCAGACATATACCTTTGAGAATGCTCAGATAGAGTTCTTTGGTGCTGATGAGGCGGCTAAGGTACGAGGGCCGAGACGTGATATATTATTTATCAATGAGGCCAACAACGTACCCTGGGAGACAGCTAGAGGGTTAGATATACGAACTAACATGTTTACCTTCTGCGACTGGAACCCTGTAAGTGAGTTTTGGGCACATCAGAACTGGATAGGGCAACCAGGGAACGCTTATATACACTCTACCTATCAAGACGCTAAACACGTTATACCACAGGCTGTTATTGATAACATAGAATCCAACCGCGATAAAGACCCTAACTGGTGGAACATCTACGGGCTAGGGTTGATCGGTAAGATCGAGGGGTTAGTTTATCCCTTATTCAAGCAAGTGGAGAGGCTCCCTAGTCAAGGGGAGTTAATCTATGGATTAGACTTTGGCTTCTCTGGGGATCCCAGTGTACTGACTAAACACAAGATATTCCCGGAGGAGATTTACTCAGAGGAATTAATCTTCGAGGTAGGCTTAACCAATCAAGACATAGCCGAGAGAATGGTAGCGTTAGGGGTAGAGAGAAACAAGGACGAGATATGGGCGGACTCAGCGGAGCCCAAGTCCATAGAAGAGATATTCAGGCTAGGGTTCAATATCAAGGGCGCACCGAAGGGACCGGGGAGCGTAGAATATGGACATCAGAAGGTTAGACAGTATCGACAGCATTGGACCAAGGATTCAGTTCGATGTATCAAGGAACAACGGAATTACCGCTACCTGCCTGATAAAGATGGACGGCTCACAGAGAAAACAACCCACGCCTTCTCTCACGGTATGGACTCTCGACGATACGCGGTTATGGGGTTTAGTGAAGAACCCGAACCCGAAGAAGTAATTAGAACATATGACTCAATGGAACTGGTAAAAGGACTGGAGCTATAAAGGAGAGAGCAAGTGTTTAAAAGGATAAGCTATATCATTATGCTATCTTTGTTTGCGGTTATCTATCTACCGCTTATTATTATCGCCTTTGTCTATGATGGTTATAAGGATAAATTTAATGACTGATATACAAGAAGAAAGGTTAAGAGAGTTATCACCGAGAGATGAGCTAGACCTATTAATCATGGAAGCCACTCAAAGCGTAGAGAAGACGTTAGCGTTAGAAGATGCTGGCTGGGTTAATCTCAGCGGTACTTCAATGGACGTTATTAGTTCATCAGAGCGTAAGACTAATACACAGCTCTCACGTCTCTACTCTACCAAGGATCCATTAGGCAAGCAATCAATTAGGCTATGGACTGATTATACGTTTGGCCCGGGGATGACCTCTCACTCAGATGAAGACCCTACCGAGAAGGCTAGGGCTGAGTTCTGGGACGCTAAAGAGAATCAGAAGGTTTTGGGGTCGTTAGGGCAACGTACCTCATCGGATAAACTCTTAATAGACGGCGAGGTGTTCTTTGCTATATTCTTAGGTAGTACGCAAGATGTCGTTAAGATCAGGTGGATAGACCCTCTACAGATAACCGAGATTATCACTAATCCGGATGACCAGTTAGATGTTTTGTACTATAAGAGAGAGTGGACAGATGCTCAGGGTCAGCTCCATAAAAGCTATTATAGGTCAGTATCTAATGAGAAAGATGTAGGGGCTAAAAATTCTACCGGTAAAGAGATCAAGAGTACCGAGAAAGCCTTAGTTTACCATATCGCCTATAACACTATTTCACAGAGGGGCAATCCATTACTCTTACCGGCCCTAAGCTGGATGAAGTATTATACTAAATTCTTATCTTCAAGAATAGCGGTTATGCTGGCGTTAGCTAAGTTTGCCTGGAAGGATAAGGTAACAGGTGGGCAGGCTAAGGTAGACGCTATCAAGGCGAAGACACAAGGTAAGGAAATCGCCGCTGGGTCAACTCTATTAGAAAACTTAGGGTCTGATACGACACCGATTAAAACAGAGACCGGTGCTGCTGCTGCCTATCAAGACGGCAGGATGATTAAACTCCAAGTCTGTGCTGCGGTGGGAATACCAGAGCAATACTTCGGGGACATATCAATCGGTAATCTAGCTACAGCCAAGACGGTTGAACTCCCCATGATGAAGATGTTTGAATCTTATCAAGCTATCTGGGCTGACGCTTATAAGGATATAAATGAGATTGTATTTACCTTCAAGGGAATTCCAGAAGATAAGCAATATGTAGATATGGACTTCCCTGCTATAGCGCCAGATGATGTATTCCAAGCGGCACAGGCAATGGCTACTACCTTACAAGCTATACCTGACCTAGCCTACTCAGATGATGTGAAACAACTGGCACTAATGAACATGGGGGTAAACGACCCTGCTGAGGTATTGGATGCTCTGAGTAAAACCGAGGAGAGCAACCCAGAGCTTAAAGTAGCCAAGGCATTAAAACCGTTTAGGGAATATCTGGGAGAGTGGATGCCTGAACTCCGTAGGCGCAGGAGCAATGCTAGTGATATAGCACGCACGGAAAGAGACTATGAAGGTACTTAAGGGAGTCATTAAAGGAGAAGTAAATGAACGAAACATCACCGCTACAGAAACAGGACTTAACCCCTATATACCATAAGTTAGAGAGGGTCGTGGAACTGCTTGAGGCACTAACTTGCCAGTCCAGAATTACGATGGAACTAGATAGAGAGACTATAGCTCGTACTATAGTTGTGCCACGCCAAACTAAAGGAGAAGTAAATGAAGTGTGAGAAGTGTCAGAATATAGGGTATATCGAACTAGACAAGATAGGTCTACAGTGCCAGATATGCGACTGTGAGGCAGGCAAGGCATACATGGAGAGACTGGGATTGACAATGCCTATGATAGAGGAGTCGACAACAGTAGATATTATAGGGGCAACGCTTAACCCATATGAAGATGATTTTGAGGCACTCAAAGAGATACCCACCAACTTTGCTAAGAAGGCACTGCTTGATTTAGAACCTATAGGTTTCACTAATCCAGAACAAGTTATAGCCAATATGTCAAAAGGGCTTGAAGGAGAAGCTACTTATACAGGGTTATATTTCCAACTGGCAGGCAAGCGAACTAATGAATATAGCGATGATGAGCTATGGGTACAAACCAAGGAGTCAGCGTTAGAAAAGATGACCTTCCCCTTTGCAGTTAATATGCCCTGTGGAGAATCTAAAGTATTTGAAAACGCTGAGACTATATCTAATTTGCCAATAGAGGATATTCCCTGCCCATGTGGTAATCCCAATCACTTTATTGTGCGATTTGTAGACCTAAGAGAGGAAGATGACAGTATTAACAGAGCTGAACGAGATAATAGCACTCCTGGAAGCGGAGATACCAGCGAACCCAAACAGCCCAAAAAACCAAAGGCTAAGAAAAGGGCTAGAAGGAAGTCTAAGTAAATACTTTGATAAGCTGGGGAGGGCGTTTCCGTATAGTAAGATGACAGCAATATACAATAAGTATGTAAAGGAGGAATGAAATGATTAACCAGGAATACCTTGATAGTATGACATCAGAAGAGAGAAGAAGGCATGACATAAAGGGAACGGCTGGTATTGTGAGACTTGCTGCTGACCTGATTGAAAGTGAAAACATTGCTGTAAACCCCGATACGTTACTCGATGACGGCAAAAGGTTTTCATTTGAATATGAAAAGCATCTATAATAGGTATGTAAAGGAGGGGTAAATGGAAAAAGTTTGGCGTGATGTGACTATGGATTGCAACTTACAACTGGGTGGTATGTTCCCTTATGAAGGGAATGGACATTATATTGCATTGGGGCATGGCGGTATATGGATACTAGCATTTGGATTGAATAAAGTTAATATAAATCCTGATATAGCAAGGCTAGGATATAAAATAGAGTATACTCGTACTGACCTTACTCTTGGTTGGTTTAAGGTGCTTAAAGCCGAAGAGGAATAGATGCCATTAGATAAAGACATTGATAATGCAATCAACCCTCTAATAAAATCCTTTGACTCTACGCTAAAGACTACAGTAAACGGACACCTAGTTGAGACGTACGTATCCGGTAGTGCTGAGACTATTAGCTGGGGTAAGACTAAGGGCGGTATCCCGATAACCTATGAAGGCCCGCCTATATCACAAGCAATAAGCTGGGCAGAGAAACGTGGTGCTGAATTAGTTACTGAGATGGGCCCAGAGACTAAGAGAAGATTAGCTCATACTATTAGCTCTAGTATAGAAAGAAAACGGGGTATTCCTGGGACTGCTCAGGATATACGGAAGTGGGCAGAGGAGCTTAACAAAGATGTTAAGAAAACCCTTGTGGATATGTCCCGTTATCGCTCACAGTTAATCGCTAGGACTGAGACAGCTAACGCCTTATCCCAGGCATCCCTAGATAGAATGGATGATATGGGGATTGAAGGTAAGGAATGGGTAACTGCTGGTGATTCTCTGGTAAGCCCTGAATGTTCTGCTAATGAGGGCGAAGGTGTGATACCAGTTAATCAAGCATTCTCTAGTGGGGCAATGGCTCCACCTCAGCATCCTAATTGTAGATGTGCTGTAGCTCCAGCGATATTAAAGAAGAAATAAGGGCTTGTAGTTTAATGCGAGTCCACCAACTAACAAGTTTGTATACATTGGTTTGAGTGATGTATACAAACGCTAGAGTTTGTAGACGCTCCAATAAAGGGGAAATAATGCCAACTATAAAAGACCGTAATATATTAAAGTGGGATGAGGTAGTTAAGGATATAGTTTTAGAGAAGGTAATGGCGGAACTACTGAGGCGTAGGGAAAAGATTTCAACCCAGCACCTATTAGATAATTATGAGAAACTTGGTCAGTAAAATAATACATTACGATAAAATGAATAAGGCTGTGAGGGTTGGTTCTTTCGACTTATGTCTTTCGGAGAGGTCTGGTAGTACTTACAGTTTTCACAGACTATGTGGGCACTCCTTTATTACGTTTCCCCCTAAACACCAAAGGGGCTATTATTTTCAAGTAGGGCGATGGGGTGGCTATATTATGTGGGATTCCGGTGTTTGTTATGAGGAAGTTGGACAATGAGTGAGAAACTTTTTGATGACGATGAGTTTTATCTGGAACGATTCCAGTGTGATTGCTTATCACCTGAACACTGTTTAGATGTTCATTTAGAGTTAGCTGATAATGGTAGTAGGATTGTTGAGTGTGGCTTTGATATAACTATAAGAGGTAATATGCCTTTGTGGCTACGCATTAAATGGGCACTGAAATATATTATAGGCAAAGAGCTTTCACGACTTGATTATATATGGAGAGATCAAGATATACCCCGTATAATAGCAGTCCTCAAGAGAGCTATCAATGAGTGAATTTTATTATTGCCCTAGATGTTGTAAGTTCGTATTAATCAAACCTTCCAGGTTCAACCATCCACACTTAGGGGTTAGGGCCTGTGTGGTATGTGCTGCCTGTGGGGGTATGGTTTATCTCAAGGAACAACGGGACGTATAGTTATGGTGGCGGAATAGTGGCGCTTAGTTTTTAAGGCTAAAACTTATGTGCCAGTCATGAAACGGCGCTGCCATAGCTCATGAGCCTACAGGAATAGATAAGGGGGAACTCGGCGGAACAAGATCGCAACTTGGACTAGTTAAAAGACCCCCGTCCAGTATACCGAGATGAAACTGGGCAACATACCTATCTGCCATGTGTAGAAAAGGTACTTAAATCGTCCTACGGGGCGGCTTTTGCATTTAAGGACATTATGCCATATTATACACTTTGATATTCCCGTATTGATTTGGGCAGGCTATAGTTACTATGGATACTCTGAAAGAATTTGTGGCAGACATCGATGTGTTCATTGCCGAACCCGCCTCTATTGGGGCATTGATACCAGACTTCATATTCCTTGTAAGGTTCGCCATTACCCACACTATACTTAGTTTGACCACTATATCCCTCAAGCCATTTATAGGGCGTCATCTTCTCACCACACACAGAACAATATAAAACCGGTAATTTCTCCATACCTCACCTCTTTACTTATAGTATAACACTAATCGACACATTTGTCAACTAAGGAAAAGAAATGCCATATACAAAAACTGATTATCCAGAGGCGCTTAAAGGACTACCCAAGCACGCTATTGATATTTGGGTGAGTGCGTTCAATTCAGCATTCAAACAATATAACGGTGATGAGGGAAAATCTGCTGCTACGGCATGGGCGGCGGTTAAGAATAAATACAAGAAGGTAAACGACCAATGGGTAGCCAAAGAAGCAGTCCACCCGCACGGGGAGCATATCTGTGTTTGCCCTGAATGTAATAAAGAGGTAACTGTTAAAGAAGATATTAAATGCAATACTCAAGAGTGTCCTGAATGTAACACACAAATGAGGGCTAAAGATATTGGTGAACGGAGGGAATCTATGCTAAGTGATAAAAACAAGAGTAAATTACTTCAGTCGGCGTTAATGTCGGAATACAAGATAGGGCAATCAGTTCCTATACCCAAGAATCTAACCATTGATGAGGTCTTTGGGGATAAGGTTGTCTATGATGTTGATGGGCAACTATATGAATCCGATTATGAGATAGGCGAAGATGGCAAGGCCGTATTCGGAGACCCCAAGAAAGTAGTAAGCACTAAGGTCTTTAAGGCGATGGAAGCATTATCTATGGAAAATAAGCGGACTATGCTAGATGCTGCCTTAGTTGCTCATCTTAGATTGACAGGCGATGAATATGTGTATGTAGAGGATATGACTGAAACCGAGGTTATATATAATCAAGATCGCCAATCTTACAAGGCTGGTTATAAGATTGCCAAAGATGGGACTGTTACGATAGGTGAACCCAAAAAGGTGGCTCGCCAAGTTACATATAAATCAATGGAATCCTTACGGACTACATACTCAGAGATACTACAGGAAGCCGGTAGACGTAACGCCTCTTTAGATTCATCTCGATTGAAGAAGATAGTAGAGTTATGCCAGGAGCTCTTATCATCTGAAGAGCCAGATGAGAAAGAGTTAAAGAAAGCTACCAAGGAAGCTGTCACAACTCTTAAATGGCTGACTGACCAAGCAGTAATGAAAGACGAGGATGGTGAGAGTTATCCTGTCGAGGCTTATGCTTACGCATCGGATAGGGAAACCCCTGAAACATGGAAGTTAAGATTATGGGAGTCGCGAGAGAAGAAGATAACTAAGACTCAGCTAGGGCGAGCCTCTGCATCTCTAAGCCCCGGTGGATTCAAGGGTAATAAAGTTTTCATACCAGGGGCAGAGGTGTCAGGTGTCAAACGTAAGATAAGGACTGAGTATCGTAAGTTAGGTGTTGAGACAGACGATATGCCTAGATGGGTACAGGAGTCATTAACCCGGGAACTCATTAAGGGGTTTACACCTCTAACTGAGGCCAAGCTTGATAAGGGTAGAGCTACTGTAATTATCATTAAGGCTGGGTTTAACGCAACTAAGGATCGCTACTATCCGGCTGAAATGCTTAAACGAGATTATAAAGTATTCGAAGGCATGAAGATGTATGCCGATCACCCAACAGAGAAAGAAGACCAAGAGCGTCCGGAGAGGTCGATTAAGGACTGGGTTGCTACTTTATCTGATGTTACTTGTGATGAGAATGGTGATGTTACCGGTGTGGCTGAGGTCATCGAGCCCTGGTTGCAGAAGAAATTAGCCTCCCTGCGAGAGAAGGAGATGCTATCTGAAATGGGCATCTCTATCAATGCGGTTGGAAGCGCATCTAAAGCTACCATTGAAGGCACAGAAACTATGGTAATAGAAAAGCTCGTAGCCTGCCGGTCAGTTGACTTTGTAACTGAACCCGGAGCAGGCGGAGAGGTAACACTATACGAATCAGAACGTAACGATATTGACTTAGTAGAACTAAAGACCTTGAAGGAGCACCGCCCTGACTTAGTTAAACTAATCGAGGCTAATGTAAGGGCAACTATAACACAGGAGGTAAAACAAAAAGTGGAACTAGAAGAACAAGTTAAAGAAAAAGACGGACAGATTGAAACTTTAACTAAAGAACGTGATGAGCTAAAAGAGGCTGCTGAGAAAGCGGTTAAGGAAAAAGCAATAGCCGAAGCACAAGCCGTCATAAAAGAGGCTGTAGAAAAGGCCGAGCTGCCCGATGCTGCCAAAGAGCGAATCTTGGAAAGGTTTAAGGACTCCGAATCTGCTGAAGGAATAGAGGAAGCGATAACAACTGAGAAAGACTACATCGCCAAACTATCCGAATCCAGCAAGGTAAAGGGACTTGGCCCAACCAAAGTTAGCACGGAGAAAGACCACGAGGCTCTAAAAGAGAGCTTCAAAAAGATGAACCCGGAATGGACGGATGAACAGGTAGAAATTGCCGTCTCTGGGCGCTAGTAAGGAGATAATGCCTCACGGTGAACGAGGCTGAATCTGTCATATTAGACAAACAAACCAAAAAACTTAGGAGGCAATAAAATGCCAGCATTTGGAGTTTATCCAATAGCCGATGCTAAAACAGTCGGTGAAGAAATATCATCTACCTATGAAGGTAGGCACATTACTCTATTAGAGAGTGAAATAACCCATCCTTCCCATACAGACGGTATGGTCAATAAAGCAGACCCGATTGTTGTGGGGAGTATCGTAGGAGTAGCGTTTACAAGTGCTGCTGCTGCAACTGATTATATAGCTATTGATACTGAGGGAATATGGAACCTTGATGTGGTTGCTGCGGATGGTGACGGTAACAGTGCTGTAGCTGGTGGAGACTTACTTTATATCAATACTACGACTGCTGTAATAAGCAAAATATCATCTATAGCAACACAAGTTCCATTTGGTTATGCATTGGGTATTATAACCGGTGGCAGCACCGAAGCGATAGCCGTTAAGGTTCATTTTGACCCGTTAGCTTGTTGTGGTGATGTTGTTCAGGCGAAGGAAATCACCTTTGTTGAAGAAGGTGCCGGAGTTTATACTGGTTCAGTTAATGTACCTGCTGGTGCTACTCTAACCAATGTGATAGTCCATGCAACTGCTCTCTGGGATGCCGCAACTAGTGCGACTTTGATAGTCGGTGATGTTGCTGACCCCAACGGCTTCTATGATGCTGTTAACCTGAAAGCAACTGACCTGCTTGCTGGCGAGTCTATTGACTTCGCTCATACTGGTGGTGTTGAGGGTGCTGATGTAGATGCGCCTGCTGCTGCTGTTGCGGTTAGACGGCGCTATCTGGCTGGAGCCAGGGTTGTCACTGGTGAGGTAACTTCTGTGGGTGCTGGTACTGCTGGTCGGACTCGCATAACTGTTATCTATACCAAACCTGACACTTCAACATTAGCTACGTTTGTCTAGTAATATAAAATAACATAGGAGGCAAATATGCCCGACTTAATGAAACTAATGGAGGACTGGAACGGTTATGCTAGTGCTAGTGACATTGGCAAAGCCGAGGGATACGAGAGGAAATTGACAGAGGTTGTTGACCTGCTCTCAAATGCTAAAGGTCTTCCGGCTCATAAACACGAATATCTAATTAGGGAGGTACTGACAACTTCTGACTTCCCTCTACTGTTTGGTGATGTTCTACAGAGACAGATGCTGGCTACTTACAAGGCAGCCCCGCCTGTCTGGAAACCATTTACCAAGGTATCCACTGTTCCCCGAATGGCTCCCCATATCGGCGGGAAGAGATTCTCAATGTCTGGTGGAGATCAAGTCCTTGACAAAGTAGTGGAAAAGGGCGAATACCATGCAAGCGATAGGGTGGAAAAGCAGTACGATATAACGGTTGACAAATATGGCCGTCAGTTCGACATCTCTCTTGAGGCAATGATTAACGATGACCTGAACGCCTTAAAGGATACTCCCACTCGTTTTGCTAATGCTGCGATGAGAACTGAGCATCATACGGTTGATTCAGTTTTTGTATATGACTGTGGTGGTGCCGTTACTCACGCTGTATCAGGTCAGCTCTATTCAACTGTTGCTGGTGGGATGGCTGAGATTAACCAATCCGCCGGTGCCCTGACTATCGGGTTCTTAGAGCAGGGTGTTGAGGCAATGGCAGGATTCAGAGATATTAACAACAACCCAATCTACAATAGGGCTAAATTCCTTGTTGTACCCCCAGCTCTGGAAATGACTGCTCTCCAAATCCTGAAATCAACTGAAAAGATGTGGGCGGCTGGTGCTGTAGCTTATCCAACAACCAATGTTATCGCACAGTACGGCCTTCAGCTAATAGTTGACCCCTATCTACCCATAATAGCTACTGCTAACGGTCATGCGGCTTCGGCTAATACCCAGTGGTATTTATTCTCTGACCCAAAGGATATAGTGGTTCTTGAAGCTGCTCACCTTGCGGGGCATGAGAGTCCTGAGATTTGCATGAAGGCAAGCGACAAGGTAAGCGTAGGTGGCGGAGCAATCGGCCCGATGGCTGGAGATTTCGCAACTGACAATATCTTCTACCGGGTTCGCCTAATCTTCGGTGCAACGAAACTTGATTGGAGAGGGACCTACATCGGTGGTGCCGTAGGATAAAAAAGGAGAATAGATAATACTAAACTAGCTAGTCGGGATGAGGGGTTGCTCCTTTCCTCTTGTCCCGGCTAGATGTATATAGGAGGTTTAATATGGCTTTAACGAATGTTGAAATTCTTAGAGCAATACTACCCAATATAGGACTACCCGCAAACCCAGATGGTACTTATCGTATTGGTGTAGAAGATGTCAATTCAGATGAGATACTAGCAGCTATTGGTTTTATACGAGGCGCAACTGTTACTACAAATACAACTGGAACAGTTGCAGCTATAGCGACTCTTTCACCTGGTGCTGCTTTTCAATAGATGAGGGATATGTAAAATGAGTGGTGGTGAGGGTGTAAGAAACCCAGCAGATTTAACCCCTGTCATAAATTTACTGGATGGAATAGCCTATTGGCAAGTTGTTTACTTCAATAGGATTCTTGATGATATTGAGAACGTCCAAGATGCTATCGATATTATAGACGGGATTGTTGATGCTATCTTAGTTGATACTACTGCCATTGCAGTCGATGTAGCGGGACTTGATGGTGCTGCTATGAGAGGCACTGATGATGCTACCCTTCAGGCTACCTGGACTGATGCAATGGCAATAGCCTTAGCTAACTATACGGCAGCCAGGGCAGGATATTTGGATGAACTTGCTGCGGCTAATCTACCGAGTGACATTGATGATTTATTAGCTAACCTGGCTCTTGATTATCACCAAACCCATTCTAGGACAAGGGTCTATCCTCAGGTTCCAAGTTCGGTTATACAAGTTGCAACAGCAGCGGCAGCCGATACTTGGGGAAACTGGACTCAGCACGTACCGATTAACACTATTGACTTTGATTATATGGTCTTGAA